ATCCTGTCTTATAATCTGCTCTAGCTCCGATAACTCTGTCTAAAGTAGTTTTTGAGAAATCTACAATCTCTAAAGAATCCATATCTCCTTCCAAATCCGTAGCGTAAACAAAGTTATTTTTATCTGCTAAGAACATAGTGTTGTCAGGAAGTCCGTATTCAACTACAATTTCAATTCCTAAGTAAGTTAAAGCTAGTGCTTCAGTTACGTTTGATACTGTATTAGTTGAAGCCGTAGCAATTCTGTAAACGTCTGCAATGTTTTGTGAAACTTTGAATTGTACTACATTTCTGTTTACCTCTTTTGGTAACAATTGTAAACACTCACCCATTTCTGCAATTACGTTTGTAGTAGTTACTGTTGTTTGAGTAGCTCTAATTGGAGCAAGTCCACAAATACGCTTAAGCCACCCATCACATAAATCTAAATATGTAGAAGTAGAACCAGCAGAATCACCTTGCCACATTAAGATAGCTAATTCTTCGTGCGCTTTGTTTGCCATTTCATTCCAAAAGTAAGCCATGAATGAAGCTACTGTAAAGTCCGAATTAGAACCTTTAGTCATCTCATCTGCTAACCATGAAGACTCTAATTGAAACTGACATACTGACGTATTAATCATTAATGGACATACATCAACTGTAAGAGCCGAAACTGTCGAATCTGTTGGTGTGAATGTACAAGCGCTGTCTTGTGTCAATTGGTCAAACAATACGTTTGCAATCTTTGTTTTGTTTTTAATTCCTGTTAACATTCTATAGTTAGCAGAAGCTGATTCCATTCCGAATAAACGTGAATAAAATTCTGTTGGGTTTGCTTGAAGTAAAGCCGAGCTATCAACTGTTAAATCAAATTTGTACTTTTTAGCCATTTTCTTAATTGTTAAATGTTTGGATTAATTTTCTAAATCCTTCTTTGTTTTTGTTTTGTGCGCTCATGTTTACTTCAGTATCTTCTGTCGGCACTTCAGCAGAATCAACTAATTCATTTCTAATCTCTGCAATAAGTTCTAGTACTGCATTAATCTTTTCATCAATAACAGGCATAACAATTGCTAGAATTGCTTCAGCATCTGCTTCAGGATTAACCTCCGCTTCAACTTCTACTTCTTCTTCGTCAACTTCTACTTCTGCCATTTCCTCTTCGACCTCTTCTTTTACGTCTTCTTCCGCTTCAGCTTCCACTTCAACTTCTTCTTCAGTAACCTCTTCAGCCATTTCTTCTTCTTCTTCCTTTACTTCTTCAGCTATTGCAACCTCACCATTTAAAACAGTATATGCTTTGCCGTCAATTGTAAAGTTGCCATCTGGTAACTTCATACTCTTATGTTTGTTTAATTGTTCCTTGATTATAGATAGACCTAAAAACCCTTCAATAGATAATCCTATTTGTTCGTTTTGTACTATCTCATTGTAAAAGTCTTTATCTGTGAATTGTACTGTAAACATTAACGTACCCTTTGGAACTTCTAAACCAAAAGTACTATAAGCCTTATCTTGTTTTGGATTGTCGACCAACCAACACTCTAGCATATAAGCAGGAACTCTGTCACTCTCATCATGCTCCATGTTAAACTTATCCTTATTGTCTAGGTTTAACATAAACTTTTTATGTAAGTCCTCTATAGTCTGCTCTGTAAATCTTACATCGTAATCACCATCTTCATCACTCCTGTATATATCCATTGGAATCATAGCAGGGGCTGTTACTCTATACTTCTTTTTGTCTGCAAATATTTGTTTCGGAGCTTGTGACTTGTAAGCCATGCCCTTAATCATAATAGCAGGGTCTGAAGTGAAAGCCGTTTCATCCCATCCTAGTTCGTTATCCCCTTGCTGATACTCAGCATCTATTGAGACGTCGTATATTGGTCGTTTGTCCATTAGTTATATTTGGTCTACTAAAGCATAATTATTATTTTATTTTTATATTTGTATAAAACAACAACCTATGATAACAATTGAAGGAATAGAAGTGCCTAACTTAATTAGTGAATTGACTATTGAACAGTTCGACAAGTTTAACAACATTGAAAACAATAAAGAATTGGATATTATCGAGAAGTGGATTGAGAAGTTCGTCTATCTTGGAGTGCCTGAAGAGACATTTGATGAGTACAGCATGGAACAGTTTGTTAAGCTTAAACAAAACTTTGATGTTGAGACTGAAGTGCCTAAAGTTAAAGTACTATCTATTGAGCATGATGGATATACCTATGAAGCCAAACAACAAATAGGTGTTAAAGATTTGTCATTAATTGAAAAGGTTTGGAAGCATGATCTTAGTTGTTTTGCATCTGAAGCAATGGCTATTTTGTTTAAACGTGTTGACTTGACTAGAACAGAACATTATGCAAAGGCACATATTAAACACAAATCAAAGTTATTTAAAGGAATGAAAGCAGAACTCGCTATTCCTTTTGTATTAGACGTTCAGGTAGTACTTACAGCAAATGCTGAAAAGGTAGCAAAGAACATGACAGAAGATGTTACCGAGTAACTGGAATGAAATTGACGTGGACCAGTTTATAGAACTAAGGACGGCAAACAGCAAACCGTCCGATTCTATCACTGAGAAGTATATGGATTTAATTCTTACTGCTACTGATATTAATTTGGAGGTTATCGAGGATATGACCTTAGACAAGTTAACAGATATGGTCAATCAATTATCATGGCTAAGTAAAGAACCACACAAAAAGTATGCTAAGACAATAGGAGACTATACTATAATTCCTTTTAAGAATATAACGTGGGGTATGTTTATCGATTTGGAATACTACTATTCAAATGATTACATAGAAAACATCTGCACAATATGTGGTATCTTTTACCGTAGACAATCACAAGATAACTGGAATAACAATATCATAGAGCCATACAATTACAGTCCAAAGGATAGAGGGAAACAATTCAATAGACTTCCTATCACTTCAATTTATGGAGTTGTTTCTGAGTACTTAACTTATAGAGATAGTTTAATTAATGGTGCTTATAAAGAATTGTTTGGTAGTTCCTTGTTTGAAGACGAAGAAGAGTTAACACCTGAAGAGAAAGCCGAAAGATTAAAAGACGAAAAGGAAGAAGCTAAGTTTAATAAATGGGCTTTTGAATCTGTTACGCTTGGTTTGGCAAATGATGACATTACTAAAATGAATGACATATTAGATATGAGTCTAATCTTCGTACTCAATATCCTATCAATGAAAAATGATTTGAAATAAAAAAGGGGGTGTTTCACCATTGAAACGATAACCCCCTTATAGCATATAGAAACTCTCTATGAAACAAATATAATAAAATTATACGTTTATTATTGTATTAGGTGAATAGATACCATTTGGATAACTAGGGTCTGTACTTCCAAAAGTATTGTATTGTAGATTAACTATTGGACTTATGTCAATTGTAGCTACGTCAAGTATAGGGTATTCTTCAACTAAGAAATCAACATACGCTTGAACTGTCTCTTCCATAAACTTTTTACCATTACTACTTCTTAATGCTTTCTCTGTTATATCCTGTGGGGCTATGTCTATTGTTCCCATATCTAAAAAAACGTAGTAGTATAAACAGTTAATTGTTAGCGTGATTTGGTTTAAGTCTCCTGTGACTGCACTAATACGAATTGACGAACGCAAAGCTCCTGTGTCTACTAATCCTAACAATGTTATTTCTTGCTGAATTGCACGTTGTAACTTTAAACGTGTTTTATATTTTACTTTGAATGAAGCCATAGTTATATAATTAAATCACTTATTTTTTTATTAATTAATTAGGGTACGTCATTGACTATGTCGGAACTAGTCATATTAAACATTGTGAAATCTAAACTGCCAATATCATCCTGTAAAGTTGGGAACGTGTCACCATCTCCCATCATCCAATAATTAGTTGGGGGGGTTGCCAGTAATCCTAGATCATGGGTTGTGCCACTATTATATATTAAAGATACGTTTGCAGTTTCATCACTATTCCACAATCCAATTTCATCAACTAAACAATTTTTTTGTAAA